GACCTCTTAATCGCTGACTTGTACCCTTGGCAATAATCCTATCTCCTTTGGGTGTAACCAAGTCTTTCTCTGTCCATCTTTTACCTACACTACCACCATCCATGTTACCAAAGTAGTATTTAATTGTTTTATTCATTTCTAAGTGGTACCGCATATACTTTAAATGGTCAATCGCCTGTCCTTGCTCTTCCGATACCCACGCAATGAAGTTTTGGTCGTCTTTACCGGAAAAACATAGTTTATGTAATATAGCTGACTTAGATAGAATAGATTTACCAAAACCCCTAGGTAGGATAATACAGATACGCTCACCGGGTTTGGTAGAGATAAGTCTTTTGGATACGGTATAGTGACAAGCAGGAGATGCACTCTTGTGCATAAAGTCTTTAGGAAGAAAGGCTCTACCAAAGAATAGTAGGTCTTTATAGGATTTAGCTAATATCTCATCCCGGCGAATCATTTCATCGGGAGGAGGTATTATATTAAACGTCTCTATTGCTGGCTTGTCTTGCTTTTTGACGGGCTTTGCGAGCTTCTCTTTTTCTTTTTTGGTTTTCAAGAGATAGTTTTCGTTTTAAACGTTTGCGGTTTTTGGCCTCTTTGTTGGGCATTTACCATTTCACCTTATCTGCCCAATATGCAGCAGACATCTTTCCTTTAGCAATATTCTTTCTGTGGCGTGCTTTAAATGATTTACGTCTCATCTTTTGTTTACGGGACTCTCCGGCTTTGGGTTTACCAGCAGTTGTTACGCCTTGTTGTCCGAATCGTATTGTTTTTACTTTATCACCAACCTTAGCAACCACAACATGGCTTTTCTTTGGATGGTTTGGTGTACGCTTGGGTTTATTGAACCCACTGACACCGGCTCTAGCTAGTCTTGAATCTTTTTTCTTAGGCATTATGCTTTCCTCACTCTGCGTGCTACTGTCTTAGAGTACTTTGCTTTACCCTTACCCTTAGCAGATGCAGCACGTTTTCTTTTATTGGTAGCTGCTTTTTGGGATGCGGTCAAACTTTTACGTACTTTCTTTGGTAAATAACGTCCACGTTTCTTCTTAGGCTTCTTTTCGTCACCTTTTGTAACGTATCCCCACTCCTGCTTTGTCCATTTAGATAGTTTGTTACTACTAGACTTAGCACCCTTATAGCCTCCACCTGCTTTTTTATAGCGGGCTGTAGCTAATTGTGCTTTGCGGGCTGACCATTTACCTGCCGGGCCACCTTTACTACCTGCTTTAACACTAGCAACAATGCGTTTCCACTTTGCTGGTTGTGTCTTTTTAGCAGAAGCCATTATCTACGCCAGCTTTTTTTAGCTGATTGTTGAGATTGTTTACTTAATTCTCCATAATGGTACAGTCTTTTACTGTTAGGGCCGTGTGTCTTGCCACTATGTAATTGACCATTAGGCATCTTATGTAGACCGCCCTTATGTTCTTTACCATCTTTGAAGTAATGTTTTACTCCCATTCCCATACTAACTCCTCGTTAATCGTATTGTATATAGTGCATTACCCCACCGTACACGGTTAGGATAGAGCCATGCTCTTTTATTGAGATGCATTCTCTTCTAATAAGCCCGTTTCAAAGGCTTTTAATTTATCTTTAGAGAAACCAGTGAACTCTTGTATCAACGCTACGGAGTCTGTTTTCTTTTCAGTAGACAGTAATCCGGATATTTTCATCAAAGTTTCTAACGCTCTAAGCTTATCCCCATCTCTAGCATCCGCTTTATCTACTACTGATTTAGCATTTTCTAGTAAATACGTCTTGGTAATACCCAAGTCGTCCATTAATTGTTCTACTTCTTTGTTTACCAATGTTCTTATCCTCGTTTGTCTTAATAAAGCTTTTGACCTGTGTAGAGCATATCTACGGTTTTTGGTCTTATATACACCTAAGTACGCTTCTACTGGGTCTCTACCTAGTGCTATCATCTTAGCAAACAACTTTTCCCTGCTAGTGATGTACTTACTTTCCCTGTATTTTGTAAAGGTATAGATGTCTTTAGCGGGTTCCCCCTCTAGTTTACAATCTTTTTTAGTATAAGCGGTTCCTAGTAAGGTGCGTACATAATCTGTATCTCCCTTATATTTACCGCTAAACATAACTGCGCGTCTTAATATGCTAAATACCTGACCATCATCGCTAATAGCCCACTCTCCTTCTTGTGCAGTACGCCAGTCTTTGTTTACTTTTTCTTTCTTATGATGTTTTTTAAACTCTTCTTCGTTCTCGTATAAATGATAATCCACCCCTTTAATGGTTTTGATATACATGGATTACGCTTCTGGAGTAAAATTAAAGTCAAACATATCAATAAGCATTGGAATCTCTATTTCATCAATAATAAGTAATATCTCCATCATGTATTGGTGGTCGCCTGTTTCTCTAAACTTTCTCGATAAAGACTTAAGTGTATCAATCGTAGGAGCTAGGTCTAAGATATTATCTGATTGTATAGATTCCATAGCTACATATTACTAATATAGTAATTTTTAAACAAGGTAAAAAAAGTACTTGACAGTTATAGGTCAAAACTAATAAATTGAATTGTCGGTTGAGGCGAGAATAATATTATTATACTATTAATACTATAGTATATATACTATATATACTATTTATACTATAAA